TACCCACATTAATCGTTGGTTATGACTACGTTAATAAACATTATCCAGATTTTGATATCACCAATATATGCTTAGGTCCAAATCTTTATTGGACCTTTAAAAGGACAGAACGAAGGGATAAATATGAAGAAGATTTGAATTGGTTCATTAGGAAAGCTTATCTTGATAAGGTTAAGGATATCATATATATTTCTGTGGACCCAATACAATATAAGGAAAATACGATAGTTAAGATATTAAAAAAAATTCACCAAATATCTGCAAAGATATCATATTTAAAAGGTGATATGGTGTTTATTTACGGTGATAAATTTATATTCGGTGTTGACTTGAATCTATTGAGCTACATGGGGGTTAATGTAGATAAAATAAAAAATAAGATTAGGGCTAATTCTTATCATTTTTTGGAGAATGATTCTATATTTATAGAGTATAAAAAAGTAATTGAATTACTAGACAATAAGGTTATATACATACCTTATTTATACCACTTGAAAAATGAAGAAAACAATACTAATAGCCTCGTTCATATTCCCAGAAAGGACTGATTGGTTCCTAAGCCATTTAGAGACTAAATTTAATGTAACAAAAGATAAGGTTTTTTGTTATAAAAACTTAGATGATAATTCCAAATTAATTTTCACATTTAAAATAGAAACCACTGAAGGTGTTAGGCTTAATCTTAAGGATTCATTTCCAAATGCTGTTACTATTCATAAAAAAAGCAAGACGTTTTATACCATAAATGCTTTGAATAAATTAATCGATAATATATTAGGTGATTCAGCTGGTAACATCGACCATAAAACGGTTAAGATAAATTGGTCGGAGTATGAAAATAAATTAATCATGCTTAACGGTAAAGAATTGTCTATTTTTAACTTAGAAAGAGTTTTTTAATTTTATTTAGATATTTATATATAAGATAAAACTTATGAATTATGGAAAATAAACAAATTAAAAAACCATCAGATAAAAACTCTGATATTAACAAAGCATTAGATGCTATGTTAGAAAACCAAGATTCGAACTTAGATTGTTCATCTGGTGTTTGTGTTATTAAAGGTGATAAGAGTCTAATTGAACGCATCAACAAAAAAATAATAACTGAAGACGGAAGACAACTTTTATTCTAATATGAAAAAAAATAAATTTAACCCACAATTATTATCGGAAGAACTTAAAAGATTTAGGTTGTTATCTGAGTATACATTTATCACTGGTGATGAAAAAAAGCCTTTGATTTTGGGTGATGAAAATATTGATGAAGCTGATGAAGCACCTTCAGATGCAGCTCCAGAAGATGACCCATCGCAACCACCAGCACCAGCACCAGATGCTGGACAAGCACAAGGTGGTGAAGAAAACACAGGAATGGAACAACAACCTATGGACCAACCTATGGACCAACAAGGAATGGAGCAACCATCTGACGAAGTAGAAGTCGATGTAACTTCATTGGTTAAGGGTTCAGAAGAAGCCAAAGACGCAGCTGATAAGGCATCTAAGAACACAAAAATGCTATTAAAAAAATTGGAAGACTTAGAATCTCGTGTGGCTAATATGGCTGTAATCAGCGATAAGATTGAAGGCTTGGAGAAAGAAATCATCAAAAGAAATCCAACACCTGTTGAAAAACTAGAGATGAGGTCATTAGATTCGTATCCATTTAACCAAAAATTAACTGACTATTGGTCTGATAAAGAAGGTATGTATGATGTAATGGATAACAAACCAAAAGAGTATATATTAACCAAGGATGACGTTAACCATTCATTCAGTGATTCAACAGTAAAAAATTCATTTAACATTAAAGAAAGTTATACCGAAGAGGATATAACCAATTTTGAAGAAGAAGATATTTAACCCTTAAAACCCTCGAAATTCGAGGGTTTTTTATTTTATTTTATTCGTTTACTTGTATTATATTTAAAACAGTAGTATGTTTGTATTGTGTTAGATAAATAAGCGTTTTTCTGATAAAAATGACTTGACTTTTTCTAAAATTTTAGTATATTTGTATAAACAAAATAGGAAAAATAACAAACAATATAAATTAAAAAAAAAACAAAATGAGTAACGAAAAAGATGCATTAAGTGCTATGTTAGCACAGTACGAAACAAACAACAAACCTAAGGGTGAAAGCAAGACTTCTAATGTTTATGACTTGAAGAACTATTTCACAACTTACATTAAAGATGAGATTAAAACAGCGACTAAGACAATTAGAATCTTACCTACTGCTGATGGTTCTTCACCTTTTGTTCAGTTCTATGGTCACAAGATTAAGGTTGATGGTGAAACTAAGACATTTCCATGTTTAAAGCATGAAAAGAATGAGCCATGTCCTTTCTGTGAAACACGTGAATTGTTGTATTCTACAGGTAAAGAAACAGACAAAGAATTAGCTAAGAACTACAACGCTAGATTGATGTACATCGTTAAGGTTATCGATAGAGATAACGAACAAGATGGTGTTAAGTTTTGGAGATTCGCACATGATTACCGTAAAGAGGGAATCTATGATAAAATCATCGGTGTATTGAACGCTATTAAAAAAGATGTTACACACCCAGAAACAGGTCGTGATTTAGTGTTAACAATTAACAGAAATCAAAACAATATACCTATTGTTTCAGCTGTTGCTTCTTTAGATGCTACTCCGTTATCTGAAGATGAAACAAAAAAGGCTGAATGGTTAGCTAACACAACAACTTGGGATAAGGTTTACGCTGTTAAGAACTACAACTATTTAGAAATAATTGTTAAGGGTGGTATTCCAGTTTGGGATAAAGAAGCTAATTGTTATGTTGACAAAGCTTCTATTGCTAAGGCTGATGCTAACAAGACAATGGAAAGTGAATTGACTATTGGTGTTGAAACTGTTAAGAACAACATTGTTGCTTCTACAACACAATCAGAACCTGTAGTTCAAGACGAATCAGATGATTTACCGTTTTAAGGTTTAGTGTTTTATTCAAAATAAAAAGAAAGGTGAGGAATCGCCTTTTTTTTTACTAAAAAATTTAAATTATGAGTAAAAAACCAACTAAAAAAGACGGAGAAAGTTCTCCTATCGGTAAAAAACCGTTTGACAATAAAGAGTTTAAGAAAAATATGGGTCTTGGTTCTCAAATCGTTAAAGAGAAAGAATTGGCTTGGATTCCATTTAAAAAAGCGTTCCATGATGCAGTTGGCGTACCAGGCGTACCAAGAGGTTACACAACACAATTTAGAGGTTTTTCTGACGTTGGTAAATCAACTGGTATTTACGAAACACTTGCTGGTGCTCAAAAATTAGGTGATTATTGTATCATTATTGACACTGAGGGTTCATTTAATTGGGAACATGCTAAATTAGTTGGTTTTAATTTTGATGAAATTTATGATGAAGAAACTGGTGAGGTTATTGATTATGATGGACCAGACTTTATGTACTTTGGTGGACAAGATTTATTGTCATTATACCAAAATTACGATTATAAAGATTCTAAGATGAAAACTGAACCGCAAAGATTTGTTCCAGTTGTTGAAGACATCGCTCGTTTGATGAATGAAATCTTAGATAAACAAGCTAAAGGTGAATTCCCATACAACATCACATTCCTTTGGGATTCAATCGGTTCAATTGGTTGCTACCAAGGTGCTGTTTCAAACACCAATAACAATCAATGGACAGCTGGTGCTTTAAAGAGAGAATTCGAATCAATTCTTAATTACAGAATTCCAGCATCAAGAAGAGAATCTTCAAAATACATTAATACATTTGTGACGGTACAAAAAATTTGGTTAAGACCAAACGCTGTAGGTCAACCAACAATTATGCATAATGGTGGTGAGGGTTTTAAATATGGTGTACGTATGATTTTCCATATGGGTGGTAAATCAACATCTAGTGCTAAGAAATTAAGTGCTGTTAATGGTGGTAGAAGCTATCAATTTGGTGTCTTAACAGATATTGAATGTGTAAAGAACCACGTAAATGGTATCGAATTAATGGGTAGCATTTGCTCTACACCTCATGGTTTCTTAAATCCAGCGGATAAGAATAACTATGTTAAAGAAAAGAAAGATTTCATTAATGCTAAATTGAATACTGATTTCGAATCATTCGATGTTGATATTGATGATTTAGATGAAAACGCATACGAAAAAGATTAATTTATTAACCATTTAATTATTAAATGTGAATAAGAGACCACCACGTAATGGTGAAATTATAGAGAAAAAACAAAATACTCTTTTGGTTGACGGAAATGCCTTGTTTAAGCATGGTTTTTTCGGGGCCAAGAATCAATATAACCACCACGGTCAACACGTTGGTGGTTTATATTCCTTCTTAACAATACTACGAAAGATTCTAACCGAAGACTTATACCACAAGGTATATGTATTTTGGGATGGTAATCTTAGCGGTAAATTAAGATATGAAGTGTATGAACCATACAAAAGTGATAGAGGTAAAGACTTCATAAATGGTACCCACCCTGTTGACGAATCTGAATTACAACAAAGGATTGTAATTTGGGAATACTTAAACGAAATGTACATAAGACAACTTAAGCATGAAGTTGTTGAATCTGACGATTTCATAGCATACTATTGTCTTAATAAAAAAGAAAACGAAAACATAACGATTGTTTCTACTGATAGAGATTTTTGTCAGTTAATTTCCAATGACATAAGAATTTATTTTCTAGATTTGAAGGTTTATGTTGACGCATCGAATTTTTCTTCGTATTTTTGCTTTAATCAATCAAACTCCTTATTGGTTAAAATCATCAACGGTGATGTTTCCGATTCAATCAAAGGTATTCAAGGGGTTGGTGAAAAAAAATTGGTTACCTTATTTCCAGAGTTAAAAGAAAGGGAAGTAACTATCAACGAGCTAATAGATTTAGCGAAGTTAAAACAAGCAGAACGTATAAGTTCTAAAAAGAAGCCTATTAAGGTGCTAGACAATATTATTAACCGAACAACCATTGGTGTTCAAAAAGAAAAGATTTATGAAATAAACGAAATTCTAATCAATTTAAAAAAACCGCTTATCACTGAAGATGCTATTGATGAGTTAAATGAATTAATGAATGGTTCATTAAACGATACCAATAGAGATTTAAAGAATGTTCTTAAGATGATGGAAAGAGATGGTCTAGACAAAATAATAGGTGAGAATAGATACCCAGATTATCTGATTCCATTTAAAAAACTAATAACAAGAGAATAATAAAAATTAATTATGAGCACAAACACTGAAGTTGTTTCTAAGACAGAAACTAAAAAATTTGATGAATTACCTTATGAATTCATTCTATATATCAACAATAAAATCATTTGCCAACGTTTCTTCAACATAAGAGATTATAATGAAGAGTCAACAAATTCTTTAGAGATTAAAGAAATGATTGATTCTATTTGCGGAATTAATAATGGCCAGTTTGGTGAGATGGGCATCCTACCAAAGTTCCTTAAGGATAAAACCGTGGATTACTTATGGAATAACTACAATCCATATTCTGATTCTCAACCTCAAGAAGTTAGAATACCTAACGATAAGTCAGATGACTTCCAATTCGAGGTTAGGGTTAACAAAAAGACCATCGCTAAGTCTATCTTTAGTGGTAATTTTTTCCCACCAAAGGTAAGATATGCAGTAGATATCAAAGAAATAATTCCTTCCATAATGTCTGAAATTAGGTATTATTTAAGTCAAGAAAATTATAACAAGGCAACTGTTTAAGATATTTAAAATAGATGATTAAAATAAATAAAAACGATTTATCTTATTTGGGTATTGATTATCAGAATAGATTATTAGCACAAGTCCTTACTGATAGGAAGTTTGCTAACTCTATTATTGATATCTTGGACCCAAACTATTTTG